GCAAGCGTGGCCGCTTCGGTCGTATTATCGATAGCGTCTTCTGGTGGACAACCCCATCGATAACCAACCTGACCAAGAAGATTACGGGTCTGGATAGCTCCACCTATCGCAAGCTGGTTCTTGCTCAACTGTCTATTGGCTTTGCCCTTGGGATGCTAAACATCATGAACGCGCCCGATAGCGACGATGATGGTGAGGACGATTACAGCCAGCTTCCTGAGTGGCGGAAACTTGCATACCTGCACGTTTACTACAGCCCGGATGAGAAGCCTTTCACTATGCCTATCGGGTTTCTCTTTCTCTTTGAACGCTATGTCGGCGGCAAAATGGCTGAGGTTCTTGCTGGAAAAATCTCTGACGGCAAAGCTGCAGTGGACATCATGACAGCATCTCAAGATGTTGGGGCTGCGTTCCTAGCTTCGCTTTCGCCTGTAGTCCGCAGCACTGAAACGCGAACCCTGATCCCGAGCAGTTTCGCCCCAATTTGGGATCTCAACCTCAACGAGAGTTTCTTTAAGGCACCAATTTATAACGAGCCGTTCGATGACAGTGAGGCTCAGGCTTCGCGTGTCAAGCGTACTACGCCTGAGGTATATAAAATAATTGCCAATGGCCTTCAGGAGATGAATATTCCCGGGATAATTAAACCCGGATATGGCCGCATCAAGGGCGATATTGATGTCTCCCCTGATCAGCTCAAATACTTTGTCGATCAGTATGCCGGCGGAGTTGGTCGCCTTGTTGGCGGTGCTATTGAAGGCGACATCGAGGCGGTCAAGAAACTGAACCCGTTCTACCTTGATCCGAAGATGGTAGAGTATGGTCCAATGAGCAGCTTCTATGAGCGAGAGTCTACAATGAAGAGGGCCATCGCAGCTGACAAAGACAATAACAAAAAAGAGCTAGAGCTTTTGGAAAACACAGCCCCTGAGGCGGTTGACTCTAGAGTGATGAGTGCTTTCAAAAAAGCAGATAAAAAATTAAAGGATCTGCGCAAAGACGCCAATGAAATGGATCCAGAAAAATACAGAGCTAAGCAGCTCGACATCATGTCAGACTTCAACCGGAAGTATAATAATTCAAAGCAAAGAAGGTCTTCTTCCTCGTCGAGCGCAGATGAAGAAGATACCTTCATCGCAGAGGAAGAGGAAGGCGACGATGAATCGGTTCCTCAGTTCCGGGATGGCGGCGTGGTTCGTCGCTATCAAGATGGCGGCCTTATTGCGCAGGGTAATATAGACCTACGCAAGAGGCCAGTAGTAAAGAACCCCGATGGATCAATCAGTACTGTAAAGTCGCGGTCATTTGGTACGGATGATGGCGAGGTTCTAATACCGCTGGTATCTAATGACGGCAGGATCATGACTGACGACGAGGCATTCGATCAGTACCGTAAGACGGGAAAGCACCTTGGAATATTCAAAACTCCTGAGGCAGCAACTGCGTATGCAAAGAGGCTCCATGAAGAGCAGGAAAAAGAGTACGTGAAATAGTGGGGGCCGAAACCCCCACCACACTCATTAAAACGGGACGTCGTCTCCGTCTAGATCACGCGCCTTGTAGCCACCAGACTTAGCCATTGGAGCCTGCTGGTGGCCAGCATTATCCTTGGGCTCATACATCGAGACGATAATGCTCTCACGGCCTTCGTTGCCACCAACGCCAGCTGGATTAAACGTGCGGTCGAGCAGCAGGTAGGGGCCATTGTCCCCTTCCATCATGACGCCGACATTCTTGAAGCGGCCTTTGGTCTGGCCTTGGCCATCTGTGTATTCGCCAACCTTGACGACGAGATCATACTTTTTACCCATTTACTTTCTCCTACTTAAAAAACTTCATTAACTTAGTGGTATTGCGTGGGGCCATCAGCTCTGCTTCTTCAAGCATCCCTTCGTGCAATTCGCGCCATGCTTCGCGTTCTTCAGGGGACAGGGTGGCAACAAGATCACATGCTGTGTTCGCCCAACCATCCCAATCGGTCATTCCTTCTTCATCATCACCCGCCTCCAGTATATCGATGTGCAGCGGGGTCTTCTGTACAGGCGCAGCCTTGGCTACAATCTTTTCCTCAAGGGTCTGCACCTGAGCTACTGCCACTGGAACGTCGTTGAAGTCAGTGATGTCCATCTCACTGCCGCTATATTCGTCAGCCTCGATGATACCTTCAGCCTGATTATCAACCATCACTGCGCGCTGCGCCTCAGTGGACAGCGGCATATACTTGCTGGCCCTGCGCACGACAGTCTTACGCCACATCTCAGCCTCATCCGTCTTCCAAGGGCCAACGATAGTGCCGTCCTTAGTCTTAGACGATGAGCGGTCGCGAATGGCAAGGATCTCTTCCTTGCTCATGATCTCGAACTGTGACTCGCCGTTCTTCAGTTTCCATACGCAATACGCGCCGATCTTCTCACCGCGATCCGACAGGCCATGCTTGTGGATGATGCGCGGATCGATGCCCTGCTCGACCTCGAACACATCCTTGGCGTACACCAGACGGCTCTCGATCTTCAGAACCTCACCAGCCTGCAAGGCCAGCTTCATCAATCCCTTATAGCGCGGGCGGAACTGGGCGACATTCTTCTTCATGCGGCCATCCCAGACCTTCAGGATGTCAGCTTCACCCATGTTCTTATTGAGCGACAGGCCCAGCTCTGCGGCGTTCAGGCACGCCTTCAGTAGCGAACCCCGATCACAGTCCAGCAAGTCCATGTTATCAGCGACAGCAGCCACTACGATAGCTTGGAACTTATCGACCGTCATAGCCTGCGGCAGTAGACTGCGAAGGTGGCCCTCGCGTGCGACTAGCTCCTGCTTAAACCGATCCATCGGCTTAGCGGGAACGATCTCGTTACTTTGCATTTTGCAATTCCTCTTCTAAATCATCAATCATTAATTCAATGGCACGCTCGACAACGGCTCGAAGCGTAGGCTTTAACGGGTGCTTGGCTGCAACGTCGCGCAGCCTTGCCAGCAGATCCCTATCGACCCTCATCATAACAACATCTTTCATCAGGTGATCCTTACCGTTGTGTATCCAGAGCGCTTTCCAGTCATAGTGCCAACCATGTCCGGCGTGATTTCCTTGCCGGGATTGTTTGGCACATTGCTGATTGTCATCTTATGTTCACCGCACTTGACCGAAGCCTTGTCCTGCGATGTGTTCATAAGCTCCAGCTTGGCACGGGCTTTCATCAGAAGCGCACCCTTCGCCTCGTCGGCGCGGGCTACTGCGTCCTTTTCATCCTGCTTGGCAGTCTTATAGTCCAAGAAGAGCAGCGCGTCTCCGTCATCGAGGACAATATCGCTCTTAGGTAGCGTCCCCATCAGCTTCGTAATCGCGTCCACATCGGTCGTGTAATCCGGATCAGGCTCCTTGCCTTCAGCAATCGATTTCCAGAACAGCTTGATCTCATGCTTAATAGCATCAATGATGTTGTCGTTGCGCGGAACCTTCATGCGGCGCGGCTCATCATCGATCAAGGCCACAAGCCATGCGTGATCCGAAGTCGTGCAAGCCAGCTGGTGCTGCACCTGAAGCAGATAATTCTCAGGCGCCTCATCGATCTCTTCACCATTATAGCGCCAGCCATAGCCACGGGCAGACCACTTGATCTCGACGGGCGCTCCAGTGTGCGCGATGTAATCAAACGACGCTCCCATACCGGGACAGTCATCGACCGTGTAATAGTCATTAACCTTTGTCAGATCCATAGACCAGCGGTGAGCAGCCCAGTTTGCAATGCCGCTCTCAAGGAATGTGCCAGCTTGCACAGCCTTATTGCCTGAGATGTCCTCCGGCGGTAGCTTGCCAGACTTCTCCATCCACAATTGCCAGCGGCTTGAATAGGGCGATAGCCCAAACAATGCAGCAATATCGCTCCCGCCAATGTGCTGGGAACGCAACTCGTGCCAGTGCTTCTGGTCACGTACTTGAATTATAGCCATTTATTTTCTCCGGTTATGGCCGTATCTAGTCGGCCTACATATGGCATACAGATGTCTACGGAGTTATGTCAAGCCCTTTGTAAACATCTTCAACAGATCGGGCCAATATGTATATTCCGCCACGCTTTTCCCACGCACTCTGCCATGCTGCTTGAGCAAGGCGCTGCTTCCCCTTCTCGGTCTTGACCTCGATAGCGAACGCTCGGCCCGGTGTTATAACGCCAAGCAGATCGGGCGTCCCTTCAGGTGCGGACTGAATCACACGGGCTCCACCATCCAGCGGTCGGAACTTACCCACGTTGATGCGGAACATCATGATGTCCTGCCTCTGGCCTAGAGCGAGTCGGATCTCCTGCTGGATTGCGGCCTCACTGGCCATGCCGCGCTTCTACCCTGTAGTCCTTGGCTACCAAGCCGTCCTTGCCGTTGATCAAAGCGGCCTCGACCCAGCCCCGCTTACCTGATTTGTAAGTCCTCCAGTGTCCGCGCCGCAGATGCGTTACAGGAGATGCGTGCGTTCCACCCTTGGATTCCGTGTAAACCTTACGCTTCCCGGTGATCGTGATGATCTTATAGGTAAACAGCGGCGGCTTGCTGCGGAGCCTTCTTAGTTTCTGCGCTTGAGCATCAGGCTTTTGTTCGACAATCTCAGTCTCATACTGGGATAGGGCCAAGCAGAAGTCCATATAAACGCATAGCTCTTGATTTACGTTAAGAAGCTCCATCGAGGCATATTGCTCTAGGGTAATCGGTACTTTTACAGATGAGAGTAGATTGCTCCAGCCCTCTCTATATTGAATGGCGTCGTCGTCGTAAAAATCCCTTGGCTTTGTTCTGCTCAGGGCGAAGGTTCGACCGTATATAAAGCGCCAGTAGAGATTAGGTGGCTGCCACATGTCATGATCATCTGCATAATATGAAGGGAAGAGACTCACTC